AGATTTAGAGTCAAGCATAGTAGAAAATGCAATTGAAGAAAGTACAGAATCATTTGAAGATCAAAATGCAAAAGAGGATGCACTAGTTGCAGAAGCACTAGCAGGCACAGACAACGAAGATGCTAATGCAGCACTAATGGGATATAATCCAAACTTTAGAGCATATCAATCAGACGGACTTGCAGACGGAGCATTTTATGCACCTAAAGAAATATATGAAGGGCAACAGAATTATGATAATCCTAACGCAAGATTGTTTAATGGGGCAAGCGATCAATTGCATAGAGATATGGTAAGACAGCAGTATGAAAAATAAAGGAGAGGGCAATGGCTGACAAGGACTTAGGTGAAAGCCTAGAAAATATGGAAGAGGGCATAGAAAATCTAAAGAACAAAGAGTTCCGTGTCCTTGGAATAAAAGTTACTTTTGTAACTGCAACGGCAGCACTTAGTTTAGTAGGTGCTGTAATAGGATCACTATATGGCGGCTTCCTAATGTATCAAAAGATAGAAGAAGCAATTGCGTTTGTGGATCAACAGCAAGAGTACCAGGAAATGATGTCAGGATACGATGATAGAATGACTATTATTGAAACACAATTAGGTGAAGCAGTTACATACACAAATGAAATAAAAAACGATCTTAAAGGAGATATACGTAGAATAGAAGGCGTAGTAGATAGTGTAGAAAGATCTTCTAAAGAAATGAATCGTGATGTGCAAACTGATATTAGAGCATTTAGAACAGAAATGAAAACACTAGACAGAGAACTACGTGATGATCTAAAAATACAAGATAAGGACGTTCGCGAAAGAATGGATGAAGTTGAGGCTGACTTAACTGAAAAGCTACAGGAGGCACTTGATAATCCATTGAACGAGATGCAATAATGTGGAGTCATAGAGATACAACAGCAATGCAGTATGTATGGCTATTTGTCATATTACTTGCAATTCTAGGCGGCACTATGGTTGTATTTTTAGGTTGACAAATATAAATATCCGTGTATAATTATTAATATGGGCTATAAGCCCATATTTTTTATTGTAGCCAACAGACACAGACAATATAGGAAATAAAATTATGATTGAAGGCTTTAAGTTACCACAAGTAACATTTAAAACACGAGTTAGAGACGAAAGCATCGGAGGAGATAATCCTTATCGTTGGGAAGACAAAACAACAGACGATTACTTTAAAGGTAAGCGTGTAGTTCTATTTTCACTTCCGGGTGCATTCACACCAACTTGTTCTACTTTTCAGCTACCTGGATTTGAAGAAAACTACGATAACATCCGTAACCAAGACATCGATGAAATTTACTGCATGAGCGTGAACGATGCATTTGTTATGAATGCTTGGGCAAAGTCACAAGGTATTCAAAACGTAAAAGTAATTCCAGATGGATCAGGCAACTTTACTCGTTTTATGGGTATGTTGATCGGCAAGAATCATTTAGGTTTTGGATTACGTAGCTGGCGATATATGGCAATTATTAACGACGGCGTAGTTGAAAAATGGTGGCAGGAACCTGGCATTAACAACGACGGTTCAGATGATGATCCATATGTAGAATCAACTCCAGAAAATTGTATTAAATATCTTGAGCAAAATTTCTAAAGCACTTATTATTCGCAGACTCCAAGTTCCAATTTCAATGGAATATGCACAATTTTGTGCGGAGTCTTGCGAACAATATAATCTGCCTTATGAATTTATTGATGCTGTTGAATTTTTAGAATGTAGACAGGCTTTCAAATCAGTAGGTGCAAAAAAAGATAAAACTTACAAAAATAGAATGGGAAATTGTTGTTGTCATGCTTCTCATATCAAATGCTGGAAACGGATTGTAGAATTAAATCAAACGTGTATAATTTTAGAACACGATGCAGTTGTAAAAGGTGATGTACGTAACATTAATATTCCTGATATGGTAACAACTACTTTTGGTCATCGAGTTGAAAATTTAGATGATTATACTCCTCCAGCACCGGCAACAGAACTTGTAAGAATTAAAAAGGCACTTGGTGTGCATGCGTGTGCTCTTACTCCTAAAACTGCAAAATGGTTATGGGAAGATGCTAGAGATAACGGCGTAAAAATTGGAATAGACCAATATCTTATGATGCGTCCGCCAACTGTATTACCTTTGTATGTTTGCGAACCTCCGCAAGTAGTATGCTGGGAAAGAATTGCAACATCAAAATTTACTAAAGATGACCAAACTCCTTATACTAATCCTGCTGTAGTTTATCCAGAGTCTATTACAGAAGGTTGGAAAAAAGGTAAAAAAAATAAAAAAAATGGTTGACTTTTATTTTATTGATGCTATATTAATAATATAACAAGACGTTGTTATACGGGTTGGCGCTAACAATCCTTGGCTAGAGAGGATAAGCGCACTTGGTTAGGGGTAGTGCCCGGCATGTACTACGGAGACGTGGAGTATGCTAACTGCGATACTAAGCAGAACTGAGGTTCTAGGCGTAACATAGACGAGTATCTAGGCGCTTAGTTGGAGGTAGACCTGAGTCCTTCACCCACCCTTAATTTAAAAGGCTCTACTGTTACAGTAGGGCCTTTTTCTTTATAAATATTTTATGAAAAAATTAATCATACCTTTTGCTTTTTTAGTCTTAATAGCATGTGAGCCTATTACTACACAAACTCCAGCCATTCAAATCGCAGCAGAAAAAATTGGACTTCAAGAATATCGTGATAGAGTAGAACTTAGAGAATACACAGGGGTTGATCCTGTTCGTACAGAATGGTGTGCTGCTTTTGTAAATGCTGTCCTTAATGAAAGCGGAATATCAGGTAGTGAAAGTGTAAGTGATGTACCTCTAATGGCTCGTTCATTTTTAACCTGGGGCGATGAAGTTAGCAAAGAAGAAATACAAGCAGGAGACATTGTTATATTCCCAAGAGGCAATCAAGGTTGGCAAGGACACGTAGGTTTTTATATAAGATCGATAGAAACAAATAACGGAACTATGTATGCAATCCTCGGCGGTAATCAAGACAATAGTGTAAGCATAGACTTGTATTCAGCAAGTCGTGCGCTAGGTATTAGACGCAACTCTTTATAATTGATAAATACTTGTGTCAGATAGTGTGCCGCAAGGCGGACTTATGCTGTACCCACAGCGTAGCGGCTAGAACCCGCATCGGACTTCTAACAAGGAGAAAACAATGGGAAGACCACTCAATAAAAGATATTTAGGAGATCCAGCAACACCAGATCAGCGTGTTGTAGGTTCAGAAACAGAAAACAACTTTCGTGTAGAATGTAACACAGGCAACGGTGCAGTTGACACTGGATACATTGTTGCACAAAAAGGTACTAATAAGTTTAAAGTAACTGACGGAACAACTACACTTGATTGCCGTTTAGTTAATAAAGCTACTGCTTCGTTAACAGAAGGCGAAATGGTAATGTTTGGCTCAGACGGAACAGGTAACAGAATTACTTTGAAAAAAGTTACAGGACATAAAGCTGTAGACTTTAATAATAACCAATATACTTGGGAAATTCAAGACGATTCATCCGAATCTATTGTAATCTTAACAGCAATATAATAAGGTTTAATTAATGTCGAAGTTTATAAAAACAAGTAGTGACAATTTTACATTAAAAACTGCATCAGGAGGATCAATATACTTAGAAACCGGCACAGGTGTCGGTGAAGTTATAGTTTCTGGTGATCTTACTGTTAGAGGAGTTACAACTACTGTAAATTCGACAGAAGTTACTGTTAATGATAATATATTAGTTTTGAATGCTGGAGAAACTTCAGGACAAGTCTCTTTAGGATCTGCTGGCATTCAAATTGATAGAACTATTACTGACGGACAAGAAGGCAATGATGTGTATTGGGCGTATCATGACGATACGCCTGATGCAATCAACGGCAGAGGTTTATGGAGAGCTAGACACAATTCAGGAGATTTTGTTGGTATAGCAACTAATTTTATTAGCACAAGCGGAGCAGATTTAACATTAGTAAATTCTACTTCAGGTGTTGTAACTGTAGGGACTAGTTCAAATTATGAAAACAGAGTTGTAGATCCAAATCATATGCCTAACAAAAAATACGTAGATGATGCGATCACTACAGCTTTTGCAACAGTACTATTACCACAAATTGGTGACGGTATTGTTGATGTTTCTGGTATTGTTGTTTCGGATGACGAAACAAGTGGCGTAGATAGTGTTATTACTTTTTCAATAGATGGAAATGCTGTATCAAGATTATACGCAGACCGTTGGGAATTTGACGAAATACGCATTGCCGGAACAGTAATTGAAACACTTACTAGTAACGAAGATTTAGTTTTACGTTCTCCAGGCACAGGAACAGTGAGAGTAGATGATACCTTACATATTAATAGTGTTCCAGGAGATGATGATATTACACTTGAACCGCCTGTACCAACAGACGGTGCTAGAATTTATGTATCAGATCAATACACAGGCAAAAGCGGAATATATTTCGTAAACCAAAATAATAACAGAGACGAATTGGTAAGTAAAAACAGAGCACTTCTTTTTGGAATGCTTTTTTAAGGAATAAAAATGGCGATAGTAAATGCACAAATAAAAACTACTGATACAAACCTACTAGATCCGTATGGAGCAAATGCTGCACCATACGAAGGCGCTGTACCTCAAAATAAAACTTACGCTATTACAAACATTCTTGTATGTAATCCTTCAACAACAGATACTGTTGCATTTGACATGCATTTGGTTCCATTTAATGATCCAGTAGATACTAATACAACAGCAGTTGTTAAAAGTCTAAGTTTACCGCCAGGAGAAACTTTTACTTTTGATTCTGAAAGGGTTATTTTAGAACAAGGCGATAGAGTTGTAATGTCAGCAGATACAGGAGGATCGTTTGGTAATATATCTGTAAGTCAAATAGTTCCCGGTAAGCAATATGAAATTGTAACAGCAGGAGATACAGACTTTGTAGCTATAAATTCACCAGACAATAATCCAGGCACTGTGTTTACTGCATCAGCAGCAGGTATTGGTACAGGAACAGTTACACTTTCGGGTTACAGTGTACTAGCAGCTACAGTTAGTTATATGGAAGTCTAAAATGAGATTACTCAAAGCCCAAAACACAAATTTACGTAATGTTTACGGCAAGGGTGTTAAGTATGACTACGATAATCAAGTAGTAGTAGATAGTCAACGGGCAATGGTTGTTCCAAAAGGTCCAGATGCAGAAAGACCTGGCACACCTGGAATAATTACAGGTAGTTCTACAGGACAAATTAGATATAATACTACAGATGATCAATTAGAAGCATATCAAGACGGTGCGTGGAGAGAAGTACGGTTTAAAGAGCCAAACAGAGATCCTGGCATTGTTTGGCAAAATCTTGGCGCAGGCGATGGATCTGAAACTGTGTTTGGAGAACTTACAAGTGGAGACGCAGATTATCCTTATCCTATTTCAGCTAATCATATTTTAGTTTTAGTTGAAAATGTAATACAAATTCCTACTGACAACTATGAAATTAAACAAACTGCCCAAGTTGATGCTACAGGTCCAAACGCTCCGTACACAGAGTCTGGTACAGGTTGGTGGATTGAATTTACTAGTCCTGTGCCAATTGGCAAAGAAGTAAACGTAATTCACAACCTAGACAAATAAATACATTGTCAGAGGGAGTAAAAAATGCCTGAACCAAAAAATGGTCGTATCGGCGGCGGAGTACTTAAAGACAATTTAGAAATATTCCAAGGCGGAGCACCTGCCGGTAGAGATTTCCTAAATTTCAAAAGCAATACACCAGATACTGCACTTTTACATATAGATGCCGCAGGAAGCCGCATTGGTATCCGCACAGAATCTCCTACATTTGACTTACAAGTTCCAAACAATGTAGGATCTGTAAATCTTATTGCAGCTGATACAAACATTGCTAACAAATTCGATATTTCTAACAACCGTATAGATTATTTTACTGGAACAGATTTATTGCTATCTGCAGGAACTTCTATTCAAGCTACAAGTATTGCAACAGATGATCTATTGTTTGATTACAATACTATAAGCACAAGAACAGAAAATACTAATATTGAACTTAGGCCAGACGGCACAGGTGCAGTTAATATTAGATCAGACTGGAACAGCACTGGCGGCATACATGCTACAGGTGATATTACCTTTGGTGGCAACTTTGTCATCGGAGACGGCGACGAAGATGATATAGTATTTGCAGCAGATGTAAATAGTGACATTATGCCAGATGCTAACAATACATATAGTTTAGGTAGTGGTGGCTCCCAATTTTTAAGTATATACAGTAATTTACTAAATGGCGATGCAGTTATTGCAGACGAAGTTATACTTTCTGATAATAGTCTAGCAAGACGTCAAGGCAATATATTTTATGTTAGTACCCTAGGTAATGATACTAATGTAGGCGATCATCAACATGGTGCATTCAGAACACTACAACATGCTTTAAGCGTAGTTGATGCAAGTTCAGCAGGTCCAGTTACTATACATGTATATCCAGGTGAATACGAAGAAGTATTTCCTTTGGTTGTTCCTGAAAGAGTTACAATTAGCGGGCATGATATTAGAAACACTATAATTACACCTACAGCAGGCACAAATACACAAAATGCATTTGAAATAAATCAAAATGTAACAATAGAAAATATTACCGTAAAAGACTTCTTTAGCCCAGGGTATGCATTTGTCTTTGCTTCGGGTGCAACTATTACTGAAAGATCTCCTTACATTAGAAATGTAACGGTTATTACACAAGGTAGTGTAACAAGTGTAAGCGATCCTAGAGGTTTTGACGAAGGCGATGCAGGTAAAGGTGCATTCATAGACGGCAGTGTATTAGATTCTAGCTCGCCAGAAGGCAGTATGCTTTTTCATTCAGTAACTTTTATTACTCCAGGTGTTGATTGTATTACAATGACAAATGGAGTTAAAGTTGAGTGGTTAAACAGTTTTACGTATTATGCAAATAGAAGTTTATATGCTACGCAGGGTTTGCTAGGACTAGGTGGTAACGGAACACGTTTTGGTGCAGAAGTAAGATCGATTGCTTCAGCAAGTATATATGGTAATTATGGCGGAGTGGCAGACGGAGCAGATACACTAATGTATTTGATCGGACACAATTTTGCTTACATAGGTAATGGAAAAAATAAATCAAATGATAACACTCTTACTATAGAAGCCAACGAAGCAGTTGAAATTAATAATGGCAAAATATATTTTACAAGTACAGACGCTACTGGTAAATTTAAGGTAGGTGATGCATTCTTTGCAGATTATGAAACTGGCACAACAAGTATAGATGCTTCTGGCGTAGATTTTAGTGGCATCAGTCAAATTGTTACTAGAAGTGGCGAAGATATAACTTTTATAGATGGATCTAGAATTGACACTGGTAACATAAGGATTAGCGGCAATACAATAACTACGATAAATGGCGAGCTGATACTAGATCCTGTAACAGACTTATTTAATACAGATAATAATCCGTCACTTGTTATAAGTAATGGTACAGATTTACAGCGTACAGATATTGAAGGAAGTATTAGGTATAACACTGATACAAATTTGTTTGAAGGATACTCAAGCGGAAATTTAAGCTTTGGCGGAATATATTCAGACGATAGAGCTACTAGTTTATATGCACACAAAACCAATAACACAATAATATTCAATGCAAATAGTGTGCTTGCTGGTACACTTGATGCTACAAAATTAAGTTTAAATGGATTATCAGACGGAGACATTTTGTTTGATAATAATTTAATAACAACTACGGAATCAAACTCAAATTTAGAATTAAGACGCAACGGTGTAGGTATTATTGAAGCATTTGATATAGATTTAAGAGATGAAAATTTAATCAATACAAGCAATAATACATTTATTGTAACAGCAGCAGGACAAGGTTATATCAAATTTGATTCTACGACAGGTTTGGTTATTCCTTTTGGTAACACAGCGAGCCAATCTCCTAGCCCAGAGTTAGGAGAAACTAGATGGAACACAGATGACGCACAATTAGAAACTTGGAATGGCGAAGAATGGCAGCGTTCAGCAGGCGAAGGCCAAGAAGTTACAGACGTAGTTTTGAAAGAATTAGTTGATGTGTATACTATGGTTTTGGGCTAAAAATTAACCTACAACACTATATTTCTTACATTTAGATAAATATTATTAATGCAATCGTAGACCAAACGATGCAGGGTCAAACTGTGGTCAACCAGCAAAGAGCCTGAGGGATGAGAATTTGGTTGGAGGGACAGGATCCCCGTGTTGAGGAGAAGAGATGGCTATTGGTCGCATATCGGGTCCGCTCTTAAAGCAAAACCTTCTACGTGAAGGTGTGAATCTTGCTTTTGAGAACGACCTTCTATATTTGGAATTATCAGATGCTGATCCAGCTAATCATAAGGTTGGCATTAAAACCACTACACCTCAACATGAGCTAGATGTAAACGGAACAACAAGAACTACTAATCTAAGTGTTTCTAGCAGATCTGAATTAGGTGACATTGTAATTGATGGCACAGGAATAGCAACAACCCAACCTACAATGATACTAGGCACAACTGCTAATAATTCAGTTGTGTATCAACAAAAGCTACAAATTGACGATCTCGAACTAGAAAACAACGAGATTAGAACAACTACTTCTAACGCAAATATTGAACTTAATCCGAACGGCACAGGCACTGTTGAGATTTTTGGCGATACAAATGTATACGGTAACATTACAGCAACAGGTTCTATTACAGCTGATGGTAATATTACAATCGGCGATGCTGACACTGATAATGTAACATTTAATGCAGAATTAGCATCAGATATTATACCAGATGCAGATAATACATATGCGCTAGGATCAGATCCAAGTACAGGCGGCAAACAATGGGCCGATATTTGGACACAAACATTTTATGCAGGAACAATTACCGCATCTAGTATCACGGTGTCTGGCGTAGATCTTGCTCTAAGACAAGGTAATTTGTATTATGTTGCTGAAAACGGCGACGATACATATTCAGGTGATCATCCTAATGATCCTTTTGGTAGTTTAACATATGCACTATCACAAGCAACTGACGGCGACACAATACACATATACCCAGGAGTGTATCAAGAAGTATTTCCGATGACAGTGCCTGCAGGCGTTACAGTCAAAGGACACAGTTTACGAAGCGTAAATATTGAACCAACAGTAGGCACACAAAATAATGATGCTTTTTTGTTAAACGGCCAATGTACAATTGAAGATGTTACAATAAGAAACTTTTATGCTCCAGGTTATGCATTCAAGTTTGCTCCTAATTTTAATGTTACATCTCGTTCACCGTACGTAAGAAACGTAACAGTAATTACACAAGGCTCAGTTACAAGTGGTGCAGATCCAAGAGGTTTTGATGAAGGCGATGCTGGCGGCGGCGCATACTTAGACGGCAGTGTAGCAAACTCTGCATCAAGAGAAGCAGGTTGCTTATTCCACTCTGTAACTTTTATTACTCCAGGAGTAGATGCTCTTACAATTACAAACGGTACTAGAGTAGAGTGGTTAAATTGCTTTACATATTTTGCCAACAGAGGATTGTACGCAGTTGACGGAGCAACAGGACTTAAAGGTACAGGTACAACAGCAGTTAGAGTCGATGGACTTAGCGGATCATTTAACGCTGGAGAAACATTTACATACTACGACACAGATGGTGTTACTGTACTCGGTACTGGTACTATTGATAGTAAAGATGCAGATGGAAAATTTTATGTTTCTTCTAATCTAAGTGCACTTGAACCAGCTACAGAAAGAAATGGTAAAACTGTTACTAGTTATAATAATGCAAGTTTAGAAGTTTCTGAGAAAAAATTTGGAACTGCTAGTTTATTTTTAGACGGTGACGATGATTACATAGGCACCGTGTCAAATAATGATTTTGGCTTTAGTACTTTTGATTGGACAGTTGAAGGCTGGTTTTATCCAACAACTAGTGTAGGTGATAGAATACTTATAGACATGAGAGCCGGAGCAGATACAGATGATGCTGTTGCTCTATTTGTAGATGCAAGTAATCAGCCATATGTTTTTGTATCTGGTGCAACACAAATACAAAGTGCTTCAGCTATGACTCTAAATGCATGGAACCATGTGGCTGTAGCAAGAAGTGGTAGTGATACAAAACTATTTTTAAACGGCACACAAGTAGGAAGCACTTGGACTGACAGCACAGATTATGGTTCTGCGAAACCTGTCACAGTAGGAGCAAAGTACGATGGCTCTGCAAATTACTTTGAAGGATATGCAGACGAATTAAGAATTTCAAAAGAAGTTGCTAGATATTCAGCAAACTTTGTTGCACCATTGAGTGCATTTACAAGTGATATTAATACCGGTTTACTTCTACATTTTGACGGTGACGATAGTTCTAATGTAATAGTAGACGATGGTGTAAATTCACAAGATTTAAGATTTAGTGGAGGCGCTACGGCTTCATTCTGTACGCTTGCAGATAAAACTGATTTCGGAGGTGAAATTAGATCTATAGCATCAGCAGTAATTTACGGAAACTATGGTGCTTATGGCGACGGCAGTGGCGTATTAATGTATCTTATAAGCCAAAACTTTGCGTACATAGGTCTAGGCAAAGATTCAGATAATGATCCAAATAATGTAGTACAAGCAAATGAAGTTACAGAACTTAATAATGCAAAAGTAAGATACAGTTCAGTTGACCACAAAGGTGACTTTAGAGTTGGCGATTTATTTTATGTAAATCAAGCAGACGGCACTGTAGATTTTACAAGTACAGAATTCAATATTGATACTACAGATGGTTTAACAATCACTACTGGAGGCGACACAACTACAATTACAGGTCAAAGAATTGACACAGGTAATTTACGCATAAGTGGCAATACTATTGAAAGTTTAAGCGGAGATATAAATCTTTCAAGTTCTAGTGGCAATGTGAAAATTACTTCAACTGGTAGTTTACAACTCCCATCTGGCGACACAGCAAGTAGACCAACGCCTGCAACAGGCATGATTCGTTATAATACAGATAACAATTTGTTTGAAGGGTATGACGGTAATTGGATTGCACTTAATGGTGTGTATGATTTAGACCTAGATACAAAAATTACTGCTGAAGCTACTCCTGGTGCAAATGATAATACTATAAGATTTTACATTGCTGGCGCAGAAAGATTAAGTGTAACTGATGCGAAATTAGAAACACCAAGAATTGAAGTTGATGACATAAGTATAGATGGCAATGTTATTACTACAGAAACTGTGGACACTGATTTAGTGCTTAGTGCGAACGGAACAGGCGCAGTTTCAATAGACAATATAGCTATTAAGGATAGTACAATAACTAATACTTTAGCTGATACACCATTACTGTTCCAACAAGCAGGTAGTGGTTATTTTAAAATAGAAGGCACTTCTGGATTTGTTGTTCCTGTAGGAACAAATGTACAAAGGCCAGCTGCTGCTTATAGAGAAACAGGAATGACAAGATTCAACACCGAACAAAGATACTTGGAAATATTTGACGGTGTAAGCTGGGTTTCAGTTGCAGGTGCAACAGGATCAATTAGTTTTGCAGCAGCAGAAGATCTTGCAATCGAGTACGTGTTAACATTAGGATAATAAGATGGCAACAATTTTTAAAAATAAAGTTATAAAAGATGTAGGAGCATTACCGATTGTAGCGATCGAAACTGATTCTGCAACCAGAGCAACAATTATAGGACTAAGCCTTGCAAATTTAACTGCTAACGCAGTGAATGCAAGTGTACTTGTTAGCGATGATACTAGTGTAACAGGTTATTTTATGAAAGAAGTAATGATACCTGCAAACACTAGCTTAAGAGCTCTTAGTGCAGGAGAAAAATTGATCCTTGCACCAACAAATCAATTATTAATACAAGCAGATCAAGACGATTCTCTAGATGCTGTGATAAGTTATGTAGACATCGTATAAGGAAAATAAAATGGCATATATTGGACAATCACCAGACGCAATAAGAGCTGAAATTAAAAACAGATATTTCTACGGCCTAAGAAGAACTGATGAAGGAGAAGTTTTTTTAGGCAAAGTAGACTCTATGGATCCTAACGGTTCTATACAAATTAATAAGCCTGGTGTTAACACAAATGATTACACAGGATACGAAGCAGGAGCAGATTTTTTTGAAGGACGTGATATACATCACGAACTAATTTATGAAAATCTAAATTACGAACAATATAGATTTGACGATGCAAGTTTGTGGTATTACATAGATTCAGAAGGTGAACTAGTTGTAAGTGTTAACAAACAAGTAACATACGATAATAATTCATCAAGTGACGGAATAGGATAATAAAAATGGCAGATTTTAGATTAGACAGAATACGCTTTAACTGGAAAAATAGTTGGCAACCATCAGCCGAATACACTAAGGATGATATTGTTGAATATAATGGTAGCACTTACGTATGTTTGATAGGACATACAGCAAATGCATCATCATTTTATACCGACTATGGATCTTGGACACAGAATTTACACATTACAGTAGATAGAAACTTAGAAGACACTGCCAACGTATATTATGTTAACGGGGAAGAAAATCCTGAACTAAATTTGAGAAGAGGACTAACTTATGTTTTTAATTTAGACGATCCTTCTAATGTTGGACATCCTTTTCTAATTAGCGCAACTTCTGATGGTACTCACGTTAACGGTGGATTTTTATATCCAGACGGTGTAGAATACTATTTAGATAACGCTCAAGTAACTTCGGCTGCTTATATCTCAGGTTTTGATACTGCAACTTATAGAGAAGTAAGAGTTACAGTTGCAAGCGATAGTATAAATTTACATTATTTTTGCCAATACCATACCGGTATGGGGGAACAATTAGTACTTGATACTCCAGCAATTTGGGAGTTACAAGCTCAAGGAACTAAGTGGAGAGGTGATTGGGCAGTATCAACTTACTACCAATTTGGAGATATAGTCCAATATGGACCTATAGTATATCAATGTCAATATCCACACAACAGCGCAGCTTCATTTGCTAATGGATTAGAAGTTGATATATTATCTTGGATTGTATTAGCAAAATTTGTTGAATATAAAGGTGTTTGGTTACCTAGCACTAGATATAAGGCAAATGACTTAGTAAAATCTAATGGTAGAGTTTATAGATGTATCACCGGACATACAAGTGCTGCAACATATGAAGTCGGCATCGTTGCAGATATTAATAAATGGGATATGTATGTAGATTCAATACAATATTTGCAAGAATGGCAAACTGGAACCGTTTATAGAGAAAATGATACAATAAAAGAAGGCGGCAGTATTTGGAAATGTATTTTACACCATACTGCTACTGATTTCCAAACCGATTTTATTGCTGGCGGTTGGGAACTATACTTAGACGGCGTAGAAGCAGAAAATCAATGGGTAATTAACACATATTACCAAATTGGTGACGTAGTGTCTTATGGTGGATACCAATACAGGGCTAAGGTTAACAACGAAGGAATTAAACCGTTAGCAGAAGATAGTGCTACTTGGGAACAAGTAAGTGAATCTTACAATTTTAGAGAAGACTATAATTATGATAGTTCGACATCATATAATGTTGGTGACACTATTAGACATAATGGTATACTGTATACTGCTATACAAAATGTAGAAAATATAGAACCCCCTAGCGATATACATTGGAAAGTAGTAGTGCCTCATACATATTGGACAGGGCAATGGGTAGAAAACCAAGAATATAAACTTAATGACTTAGTTACCTATGGGTCTAATACACACAAAGTTATACGTCCTCATTTAGGAACAGCAGATAAACGTCCAGATCTAGATTTACTTGCAGGCGGAATTTACTATGAACTATATGCCGAAGGTTTCCCTACAAACGTACTTACAACTCGAGGAGATTTAATTACATATGCTAATGATCCAACAAATCTTAATAAGACACGATTTGCTAGAGGTGCACAAGGCGAAATTTTATCATCTACAGGCAATGCACTGGAGTGGACTAGTGCTGATGTTGTTTCAAAAGTATATTACGTTTCACAGGACGGTGTAGACTTACCTGAAAACGGCAAAAGTTTGCAATCTCCTTTTAGAACAATAAAATATGCCGCAGATCATATAAGAGCAAATGAAGCAGATTTTATGTTTAATAGAGTTCCGTACGATACAACAGCAGGCAATCAAGATACATACGTATTAACCGCAGCAATATTAGAATTAGACAGTGCAGGGTCATTAGTTAATGCGCCTAATTTAGAAACACTGCTACAATCAATAAATCCGAACACTAATTTTGCATACGGAGATATTGATCAAAATGGATCTATTACAGTTGCTGATTCTGCATATTTTTTAAGATATGAATCACAGACAGGAAGTGTCAATACTAAAGCACAAAATGATGCTATAAAAGATGTTATAGATTATATAGAAGCAAACTTTAATGATTTTGTAGGTGAATATGTAACTCATACAGACGCAGGAAATATCTATCCAATATATACGTCTTACCCTAACACTTCTATATTTGTAAAAACAGGATATTATGAAGAAATACTGCCAATATCGTTACCACGCAATTGTGCTTTGATAGGTGACGAATTGAGGAGCACTATTGTAACACCTGCAACAGGTTATGAATCTGCTAAAATGTTTTACGTAAATAGTGGTTGTGGAATTAGAAATATGAGCCTACAAGGTTTATCAGATATTTTAGGCACAGCAAATGCGTATCTAACTAGAAGACCTACTCTAGACGCAGCATATGTAAGCTTAGATCCAGGGACCGGACCAGATGATGAAACTGTATGGATATACAAATCTCCGTATGTGCAAAATGTTTCTACATTTGGTAACGGTGTTACTGGACTTAAAATTGATGGCGATCTTCATAACGGAGGTTACGACTCTGTTGTTGCAAACGACTTTACACAGGTATTAAGTGATGGTATAGGGGTATGGTGTACAAATAGAGCTAGATCTGAACTTGTATCAGTATTTACATACTATAACCATATTGGATACCTAGCTGAAAATGGTGGTAAAATTCGAGGAACCAACGGTAATAACTCCTATGGAAGATATGGTAGTGTCGCCGAGGGTGTAGATACTACAGAAACAGCAATTACTGCTGAAGTGAATAACAGAAGCACTGATGCGCAAATTTCCACTGTGTTCACAGATGGATTTGACGATATATTAGTGTTTGAATATTCAAATGCAGGAAGTGCGTACACTACTGCTTCATTTGCCATTACGGGTACAGGCACAGGGGCGTCCATAGCTTCTGCAAATGTAAATAACGGAGGCATCTACGAAGTACGTCTCACAGGTACAGGCGAAAATCCTTTAGGTGCAGGGTATTTAACTGTGCAAGGTAACGCACAAGACGGTCCTGTAGATACAGATGGGAATATAAAAATATCACAAGCAGATGCAAACACTATAGACAATTATTTAGGTATGCGTATAATGATTATTGCAGGTGCAGGTGCAGGACAATATGGTTATATTACATCTTATGATATTGCTACAAAAGATATGATTATTGCTAGAGAATCTGACGGAGTTTATGGTTGGGATCATGTTGTTCCTGGACGTACATTAGAGATACCTGATAGCACATCTAGATATCAAATAGAACCAAGAGTAGTAATTCCTGATCCTGTATCAGGAACTACTGCATTTATAAGATTATCTGTGTCAGGCGGCGGCCTAGGCGAATTTAAAATTTTAGATCCAGGCTCAGGTTATACAGCAGGTTCACCGCCTAGCATTTTAATTACCGATCCTAATAGAACTGCAAGTGGATCTTGGGAAGTTAGAGTCGGAGACGGAGTATTAGGCCAACCTACATGGAATGACAGAGGAACAGGGTTTGTATCTGCTATAGCAACAGTATCAGGCGACGGTTATGCTGATATATACCAAACAGGTTCTGGGTTGCATGTTACGGGTATGACTAACTTACCTGGTCCAGGCGCTAACGTAGAACTTGCTGGAGATTCAACAATTTATAGACTAGTTGCAGTTGATAATGTAGTTGGTTCACTAGGCAACCAATCAGCAAGTTTAACAATCAGTCCTTTGTTAGATGCTATTACAGCACCTGAGCATTTAGCATCAATAACAATACGAGAAAGTTATAGTCAAGTAAGACTAACAGGACATGATTTCTTAGACATCGGCTCAGGTAATATTGTTGATACAGATTATCCTACTAGGTATGTAGAAGGCTATACGTCTACAAATGAACCAACACAAGCATACGAAGCTGTTGATAGTGGAGGTGGTCGTGTGTTCTATACAAGTACTGACCAAGATGGTAACTTTAGAGTTGGTGAACTATTTGAAGTAGAGCAGGCAACAGGTATTATTACACTTAATGCTGATGCATTTGAATTAGGCGGACTTGAGGAACTACGATTAGGTGGTGTAAGATTAGGGGGTACTAGTGCTACGGTTAGAGAGTTTAGTACTGATGCAACACTGAGTGCAAATAGTGATGAAGTTGTACCTACACAAAAAGCAATTAGGGCCTATATTGAGTCCAGAATTGGCGGCGGATCTGCCAATCTTCAAGTAGTAGGAGTAGTAGCAGGACAGGTTGAAATTTCTGGAAGCAGTATTTCAACTGAAGCTAATAGAATAGAATTTAACGCAGACGTTGCACTAAACGGAGGAGTTAGCGGAACATACTTACAACAAGCATTGTTCTTAGGTAATTGATAAATATGTATAATACAGGTTTTGGAGTAAAACATGGCAGAATTTAAACTAGGTAGAATTAGATTTGTTTGGAAAAACGATTGGACAGCCTCTACCATATATTATGTAGATGACGTTGTTAAAGTCAACGGAAAAACTTATCTTTGTGTAGCAGGACATACATCAAAGTCAGATTTTAATTTAGACTTAGATTCTGCGAAATGGGAATTATTTACTGAAGGACTAAGTTGGTTAGACGACTGGGCATCTGCTACGCAATATCAACTAAATGATTTAGTAAAGTATGGAGCTACTGTTTACATATGTACAACAGGTCATACATCTCAAGCAACGCTTGAACTAGATCAAGGAAAATGGGATATTTTCGCAACTACAGGTATTGAGTGGTTAGGAGATTGGTCAACAGCTACAACATACAAAATTGGAGATTTAGTTAGATACGGTCCGGGTATTTATAGATGTAATACAGCACATACAAGTGCTGCTACAAATGCAGACGGTTTAGAAGTAGATACTCTAAAATGGGATACATTTAATATAACCTTTGAATATAAGGGAAATTGGCAAGGTGCTATACGATACAAAGTAAACGATGTTGTAAAATTTGGTGGCGGACTTTGGATATGTGTTGCTCATCATACAAGTCAAACTTATCTCACAGATGACGAAGCAAAGTGGGCACAATTTGTAGAAGGTTTAGAATTCGAAGATAGTTGGGATCAAGGAAACAGATACCAGCCTGGAGATATTGTTACTTTTGGTGGATACCAATATGTTGCAAAAACTAATAATCTAGATGCTAAACCAACTGTAAGTTTAGACGACTGGGATGTATTTTCAACAGGATTTAATTTTAGAGGCGAATGGGGCGAAGACTCAACAAACCAAGATTATCGTATAGGTGATGTTGTTACTTTAGGCGGTTACACCTATCTATGCACAGAAGAACACGAAGGTACAGGACAACGACCACCTAATAATACTTACTGGTCTAGATTAAATTCAGGAGCATACTGGAAGGGCAACTGGGCAGATGCTACTATCTATGATTTAGGTGATATGGTTAGGTATTTAAATTCTACATATATCTGTGTAGATAGCCATACTTCAGATGAAGTTACAGTACAAAATAGACCAGATCAAGATTTAACAGGTACAACTTGGAATCAATTAGTAGGCGGTAGTGAAGTTAGTGTTCTTACAACAGACGGCGATATTGTTTACTACTCAGGTGGCGGCGCAACAAGACTACCTATAGGAAAAGATGGACAAGTACTGAAAGTAGAAGATGCTGATTTAGTATGGGCAGACTTTGGTATTATCAATAATGTATTTTATGTTGCAGAAAAAGGCACAGATGAAATAGATTACGGATATACACTTGATAAACCTTTTAAAACAGTTAGATACGGTCTGGAAAGAATTGACGCAGGACATTTAAGAACAAATGCACAACACTTGTTAAAAGTTAATAGAAGTTTTATACAAGAAGAATTAGTAGAATGGGTTAACGCTCAAATAACAGCAGGAACTGGTATTTGGTCAGGTTTTACAAATGATAATATTGCAACATGTCGTAGAGATATGGGACAAATTTTAGATGCAATTATCTACGACTTAGGACACGGCGGCAATGAAAGAACCAGAGAAGCTACGTTAACTTATTTTGAAGGCGGAGCGTTAATAGCATCGATTCAAGATGAATATGAACAGTTGTCTGAAACATTAAGTCAAATGAAAGTAGTTATTGATGCTGTATTATCTAATCTTGCACCGGGAACTACTTATAGCTCGTTTAATCAAGTAATTGATACAAATTATACTGAGGAAAACGATGCACAAAGTGTTGCTGAAGGATTGTTAGATATTGTAATAAATGCAATCGATGCACAATCAGACGGAGAAGTTCCAGCAGAACGTATCCCAACTAACAGTTTATTTGTAAAAACAGGACAATTCAAAGAAGTTCCTCCTTTGATTGTTCCGCATCAAACTGCTGTAATAGGTGACGAATTGCGTTCTACCAGAATAATGCCAGCAGATTCGTATGTAGATACATCTGAAGTAGACTATAGCTTGGGAACGTTGTTGCATATGGAGACCTTTATTGATAGTATTGTAACAAATGCAGCCGTAACTCCAACAGCTGGAAACGGTGAAACACAAGTAACAACTGCTCCAGCAGGCGGCGCAGCAGCGGGTGTTGATGCTGCTAATCTTGTTCAACAAATACATGACTACATAGATTACGGTTTAAATGGTGCAACTGGTGATTCTACTGCACCGGCTATAACAGGTTCTAATGATCCTAACACAACTACAGATTATACATACGCTATCGAATGTATAGAATTAAATAGAAACTTTATTATAGCTGAAACTACAGCATACATTGCAGCAACATATACTGATACTGCAACAGATACAAATGCAACCGGTAACGTGATTACAATCGCAGATACAAGTTGGTTAAATGTAGGAACTGCTGTTGTGTTCAGTGGTACAACATTTGGCGGCATTACCGCAGATACAGTATATTATGTAGAATCAGTACCAAACGGAACAACATTTACAGTTTCTGAAACAAGAGGCGGCACAGCACTAACATTAACTACTGCATCAGGAACAATGACAGTAGATTTAAGTTATAACAGTGCAAAATGTGAAAGAGATGTAAGTCGTTATATAGATGCTATACAACACGACTTAATTTATACAGGCAATTATAAATCATTTACAGCTGGCCAACTATATGTTAATTCAGTAACAGGTAGTACCCAAGAAAACATGTTCTATATGAGAAATGGTACTGGCTTACGTAACATGACACTAGACGGCCTTACAGGTACACTAGGTTCTGCAAACTCATACGGTACTAAACGTCCAAGTGCAGGTGCATATGTATCATTAGATCCAGGTTGGGGACCAGCAGATCAAAGAGTTTGGATTAACACCAAATCACCTTATGTACAAAACGTATCAACATTTGGTACAGCGTGTGTAGGTATGAAAGTTGATGGATCATTGCACAATGGCGGCAATGACTCAATGGTAGCAAATGACTTTACACAGGTATTAAGTGATGGTATTGGATATTGGGTTTCAAACTTAGGACGTTCAGAATTAGTTTCTGTGTTTACATATTATAATCACATTGGATACTTATCAGAATCAGGTGGTAAGATACGTGCAACAAATGGTAACAACTCTTATGGCGATTATGGTAGTGTAGCAGAAGGTGTTGATTCAACTGAAGTACCAATCACTGGTACTGTAAATAACAGAGCATTTGAGGCTCAAGTTGCCGATGTATATACAGATACAAGTGAATTACTTGCATTAGAATACTCAAATGCTGGTAACAACTACACAACTACAAACAACACTTTATCATTTAGTGGTATTGGTTACGATGAAGATGCAACACTTGATGAAATTAGAGATGATGGTGTATTTGAAGTTAGATTGTTAACTACTGGTGCAGATTATCGTTTTGCATCAAACAGTCCACAAACAGGTGATACTACAAGTATTACTCTTGCAGGACAAGATACTGCTCCATCGGCGGCGTATACAGGTATGCGTATAATGATTATTGCAGGTAAAGGTGCAGGACAATACGGATACATAAATTCATATAGTTCGGGTACAAAAGTAGCACAAGTTTATAGAGAGTCAGACGGTAATCCAGGATGGGATCATATCATAGCTGGTACTCCAATTGAAGCTACACTAGATCAAACTTCAACTTATAGTGTTGAACCTAGAATTGAGTTAGCAGCGCCTGCTGCTCCATCATATAACGGAGCATCATATCCAGCTTCGGGCACTTACAATACATCTAATGTATACGCAGATGTTGCTTTTGGTAATGATAAATGGGTTGCGGTAAGTAACACAAATACAGATACAGTCGTAACAGTAGACAGAAGCACCTGGACACCAGGAGGTCAAATCTTTAATGCAGGCGGCGCAACTCCAGCAGCACAAGGTAAGATAACTTACGGTGAAGTTGGCGGCACAGGTTATTTTGTAACATTGCCAGCGGCAACAGGAACACAAGGTGCATATAGTGCAGACGATGGCGCAACATGGACACTAATGACATTACCAGCAAGTGCAGATTGGGTAGACATTACTTATAACAAAGATGATGAATACTTTATGGCAATTAGTACAGCAGGTAATGTTGCTGTATCAAATACCGGCACAGCGTGGGTTGCAGCTACAACACTACCTGTAATTGGTAACAGTTACTCTGCACTAGTATATGGCGCAGGTAGATACGTTGTTATGTCAGAAGGTGCAGATACAGCAGTGAGTACAAACAACGGTACAGGCTGGATAGGTAGTACAAGTGCAACAGCACTTACATACACATCTGTTGCATTTGGTAACAGCAAATATGTTGCTGTAGCTACAGGTACAGATACAGTAAGTCACAGCTTTGATGGCGCAACATGGTATACATCAACACTACCATTAAGCAGTACATGGACAAATATTGGTTATGGTCAAGGCGTGTGGCATGTTGTAAATGGTGCTAATGAATCAGCAATATCAACAGATGGGTATAACTGGACATCAAGCACATTAACCACTACAAACAATCACAATGCTACTGCATTTGGTTCACCAGGCTCTGAAGGTACTTGGGTAACAGTAGGTGGTAATACTACTGCTGCTGTAGCACAATATCAGAAAAACGTAGGTCAGGCATTTGTAAGATGTACAGTTACAACAGACGGACAAATATCAGGATACAAGATACTAGAGCCTGGTTCAGGATACACTAGTGTTCCGACACTAACAATTACTGATCCTAACGATACAGTAGCTTCTACATTTACTGTGCGTGTAGGAGATGGGGTACTAGCTCAACCAACATTTACAAATAGAGGTGCAGATTGGGAAAGTGCAACAGCATTAATTACAGGAGATGGATACGCAGACATTTATCAAGCTGGTAACTTTGTCGCTGTAGCAGGCCTAAATGAAGTTCCGATTGAAGGTTCAAATGTAACATTTGCAGGTAACAGTCAAGTTTACAAACTAGTAAATGTATTATCACTGTTAGGCAGCGGACCGTATACAGCAGAACTACAGCTAAGTCCTACTGTAGAAATCAATGTTGCTCCTGAGCATAACGATGCGTTAGAAGTTAGATTAAGATACTCACAAGTGCGTTTGACAGGACACGATTTCTTAGATATAGGAACAGGAAACTTTGCTAACACAAATTATCCTGGAGATCCTTTAGTATCTCCGGATCCAACTAAAGAAACAAATGATTTTGGTGGAGGTAGAGTATTCTATACTTCAACTGACCAAGACGGCAACTTTAGAGTAGGCGAATTGTTTAGCGTTGAACAGTCAACTGGTAAGTCAAGTTTGAATGCTGATGCGTTTAACTTAGCGGGTCTACAAGAATTGCAACTAGGTTCAGTTACACTTGGTAGTTCTAATACTGCTGTAAATGAATTTAGTACAGATGGTACATTTGCTGCTAATTCAGACAACATTGTACCAACACAAAAAGCAATTAGAACTTACATTCAGAGTCAGATAGGTGGCGGCGGCGCCACATTGAATGTAAATAGTATTACAGCTGGTGAAATAGAAGTTACGTTGAATACTATTACTAATACCGAAGGGAATGTTATAAATATTAACAGTCCTGTCAATTTTACAGGAAGTATTGATGGAGCTGCTTTAGCTTTGAATTACTTTTTACAAAGATAATGGAGATAAAATAAAATGGCATCAGGAAAATTAGGAGCAAACAATTTATCTGCAGCAACTGACACGGTTGTGTATACAGCGCCAGCTAATACATTTGCAGTTGCAACAGTTAACATTGTTAACAGGAGCGGCAGCACAATTACTGCAAGAATTGCAATTGGAGATGCAGATTCTCCAACGGTTGCCGAATATATCGAATACGATGTAGGCATTAATCCAAAAGGAGTTCTTGAAAGAACAGGCATAGTTGTTGGTTCAAACCAACGAGTTATCGTTAGATCAAGTGCAACAGACGTTAATGCAGTTGTATACGGAATAGAAACAAGCACAGCGTAAGGAATTAATTATGGGTAGATTTATATCAGGAGGATCAGTTACAGACTTTGGATACACCAAGGCTGCTGTTTATACAACTCCAGGCACTACATCATGGGAAGTTCCAGCAGGCATCAACAAAGTAAAAGTATTTGTTATAGGCGCAGGTAGTTGCTATAGAACAACAGATTTTTGCTTTGACAGCACGTCTTGCTGCTCTGGAGTAGCAACTCCGGGAACATCCTATTGTATGAACTTTGTTGGACACTTAACAGGTGCCGGCGGAGGCTATGCTGAAAAAACAATTGACGGTGTATCACCAGGATCAACGATGACTATCAACGTTGGTTCTACAGGCGGCTTAACAGCAAGCAGTATTGTGCTAGGTGCAACAACAGTTACGGCTAATAATGCTACTGAGCAATCAATATCTTGGAACTGTACAAGCAATTCTACAGCTAGAGACGCTTCAAATGATAACAAAGTAAGTTTAGGTTTTGACCTTCCTACTTGTGGTTATGTAAACTGTATTAACGGATACTTTAACTCAGGAGGCACAGCTACAGGCGGTGATATAAATAGAACCGGCGGTGATGGTGTGTTTATTCCATTCTTTAGAGAAGAAGCTAATTTGGATGGCCAATTATCAATTGATGCAGGCGGCGGTGGTTCGTCTGCTGGGTTAGCAGGCTGTACTTGTGCTAACAATTATTTTAACGGTTATGATTATTGGTTCGGTGGAACAAGACGCAGTTGTGTATGTACTGTTGCATATTTGGAACCTGCACAAACATTAAATAATGGAAACTGTGGTTGTTGTTTCTACTGGGGCGGCAACTCTGATTATACTTGTTTGTGTTATATAGGTTATCATTACGTATTCGGCCAAAACTTTTACGATAGACTAAACTGGCAAAGCTGCACATGTCAACGTATGTGTAATGGCGTTTACCTTTGCTCTTCTGGTGCTTCTCAAGGCGGATCATCAGGCGGCACAGTTATACAACCTAACACAGGCGGAGCATCAAGTTTTCCTTATGGTGACGACGACTTTGCAGTAAATGCATGCCCAGTGGGTATAGGAGCAGAGTCGGGATCTTCATCTAGAAATGGTTATGAAGGCGTAAGTGATGTTCAAGTTATGAGCATAGGTTCAGGAAGCGGCGGTAGCAGCAGTATTACAGTCGGCACATCAACTGTATGCTATACTGGATTTGGACAAGATCACTGGACATTCTACTTTGGCGCAGGTAACAGTAACTGGCCTTGTGCACAATGGCAAAACTTGCAATCTACTGGCGGCGCCGGCGGCGGCTTAACACTAGGATACTCTAAAGATGCATCGTCACACAGAGCATCGTCAAACAATGTTATTCCGTTATCGACACTAGCAGACACTGATGGTGCAAACATAGGTGATTTTAAATTTGGTTACGGTGCAACTAGCAAAGAAGCAGCAGGCCCAGGAGGCGGCGGCAACCGCTTATATCCAGGCGGCGGCAACGGCGCAGTTGTGGTTGTTTATTAAGGAGGCATAAATGAGGTATTTTACTACAATAACAAACAAATACGGATTAAAGGTAGTCGAACATACTATGAGCGAAGGAAATGCTGACTTTGTAAATTCAACAGGCCTTGCATGGTTACAAGTAGACGAAGAAATAACTATGCCAGAGACAGGTGATTATTGGTTCGAAGAAAGAATAATTAAGCCAGGATCTGATGACTATAATGATAATATAGCACCTATTATACACGAAGCACGTGAAATAGAAAATGCGGTATTAGAGCAACAAGCAGCAGAAATTGCAGCAGAAAGACAGCGTTTACTAGAAGAACAGGAAGCAGGAGTTGTTCCTGCTGATCCAGAAGTAAAGGATGTACCTAATCTTGATCTTGCAGAGCAAAAAATATTAGCAAAGCAATCTAGAAAACCTATATATGTTCCAATTCGGGAGCAAGAGGAAATTCCTCCGTATACGCAAGAAACATTAGATCTTTATACTGAAATTCTTGCAGATACAGGTAGAATGATTTCTGGTATTGAAAACGATACAGATCCCGATCCTGATATTGTGCGTTTTCCAGAGCCAATTACATTCTTAGATGGCACACCGGAAGAGCATACAATAGAGTATATTGTTTTAGCTGATGAAGATAAAGAAGATTATCTAGCTCATTGGAGAACTGTACAAGCAGATCAACAAGCGTTTGTAGATTTTCTTACTGCTAGATTAGCAGGCTAAATTAAATCACTTCTTGACACCTAGTCTGGTTTATTGTATAATTATTATATGTATAAACTGAACTAGGTGTTTTCATGAAAAAAGTTTTTTCAATTACAGGCGGCGCCGGCCGTGTAATATGCAGTATTCCTGCACTAATTAAATATAAAAAGAAACACGGAGATAATTTTTATATCTTTGCAGAATCAGGTTTAGAATTCTTTGTCGGTATTAAGGAATTACAAGATCTAGTATTTACAGCAAATGATAAAAATGCTTTTGAAAATTATATTAAGCCTAATCAAATGGTTACTCCAGAACCGTATAGAAATCATGGTTACTATAATCAACAAAAAAATCTAATACAAGCATTTGACGCAGAAATAAATGAAACTGATGATCATTCAGATCTTGAAATACCAAAAATCGTATTAAACAAAGCAGAAGAAATAAATGCATTAGATGCCTTACAAAACGCAAAAAATCAACAAGGCAAAGAAAAAACTATTGTAATACAACCTTTTGGAAGATCTGCTCAACCAAAGCATACAGAAATCATAGACGAAATGAGTAGATCGTTAAGTCTATCAACATATTTAAAATTAGTAGATGAATTACAAAAACAATATAATGTAATTTATATGGGAGAATTTTTAGAAGTAGAAGATAAAACTTTTAAAATTCAAACAGGTCTGCGGCAATGGGCTGCTATTATAGAAGCAAGTGATTATTTTGTAGGTTGTGATAGTGTAGGACAACATATAGCGTATGCTTGTGGCAAACCGGGTACAGTAATCTTAGGCAGCACATTTGCAGAAAATGTTACATATCCTGAATATTTTCAAGTATTACAAAAGCAGCCAGTAGATATAAGATATTTTCCGATTAGGCTGCTAGAAGGTGGTTTAGACGGAGATATTGCTAATCGTTATAACGATACTTGTATGGATTTCACTCCTGAAGAAGAGAACGATTTTTTCAAAAAAATATTAGACGATATTAAATCAAAGGTAAAATAATTTATGAAAGAAAAAGATATTTGGATTGCAGCATTAGTACGCGGCCATAACGGTGCATTATGCTTGCTTAAAAATGGAGAAGTAGTATTTTCTATAGAAGAAGAACGGATTTCAAGAGTAAAATATGACGGAACTCCTTTTGGCGGCATGGCAAAAATTTTAGATTATACGGATAAATTAGACTATCTTGTAATTGCACATACTGCAACTTTAGAACAGTTTTCTCCTAAAGTAGATTATACAGGGGAAGATATATATTTTTCTATGGCTAGAAAACTAGGATTAATTAGCTGGCAGTCTCCAGGAGAATATCAACACCCACAAATTATCGACTTAGGAAGTATCCACCATAAACTACACGCTGCCTGTGCTTTTTATCGTAGTGGATTTGAAACTGCAACTGCTGTAGTTATTGACGGCGCAGGATCTGGTTTCGAAGTAAAAGTAGACGATGAATCTAGAAGAGTTTGGGAAACAGAAACTATTTTTAATGTAGAGTACCCTAATAAAGTTGAGACGTTGTACAAACATGCTTGTGGTAATGACGAAGTTCCTACATACAAAACAGATAAAATGTCTACAGCAATATGGTTTGAAGAAGATTCAGATTGTGAAGCAGTTTTAGGTACACATGCAGGTATAACAAAAATTTATGAAGCAGCTACACACTACTGCGGATGGCATTTTATCGAAGCAGGCAAAACAATGGGGTTAGCGCCATACGGTAAAGAAAATCCTAAAGTTCCAAATGTTATAGATGAACATACAGGTTATGCTAATAAAAATTTAATTTATTCTACTTATCCGAATGGTGCATACATTGATAGAGGATTAAACGAATTTTTATCAAACCGCGATACTGATGATTTAACAAAGCTTCAAAATAGAAGAGACGTTGCATATGCTGTGCAAAAAGCAACACAACAGCAAGCACTTACTTTAATACTCGATGCAGTAAAAAGAACAGGAAACAAAAATGTTGTTCTGTGTGGAGGTTATGGTCTTAATTGTGTTGCAAACTATTGGTACTTAGAAGAACTTAATAAGCAAAATATTAATTTATATGTAGAACCAATTAGCTCCGATGCAGGAACTGCTATTGGTGCAGCATTATTAGTATGGCACGACTTAATATCTAACTTTGAGCATGAGTTTGAACCTGTAGATTACTCAAAAGATAAAATATATCTTGGTTTTGAACCATCCTACGACAAATTATATAATTTGGTTGAACAATATAATGCAGAAATTAGCAATGCATCGGATGAAGATGTCATCGAATTAATTACGTCCAAAAATATTGTAAGTTTATTCCAAGGAAAGTCAGAAGCTGGTCCAAGAGCGTTAGGTAACAGGAGTATCCTATATGATCCTACAGATCCTAACGGAAAAGATCATGTTAATACTGTAAAGCGTAGAGAATATTTTAGACCATTTGCAGGAAGTATTCTTAAAGAAGATGTACACGATTGGTTTGATTTAAGAGGCATGGAAGAAACACCTTACATGATGTATGCTGTAAATTGTAAGCCAGGAGTAGAAGAAAAGATTCCGTCAATTATTCATGTAGATGGTACGTGTCGTATTCAAACTGTTACCGAAGAACAAAATCCTTTATACTATAGATTAATTAAAGAATTTAAAAAAGTAACAGGCTGTCCTATTATTTTTAATACAAGTTTTAATTTAGGCGGTGAACCTTTAGTAGAAACTTTAGATGATGCTTTGCGCACTCTTGCAAATAGTCAAATAGAATACTTATATCTTCCTGAATTAGGAAAGTTAGTTACAATAAAAAATGATTAATTCTTTGTATCTAAGAAGGAACGTTGAGGGTAGTTGACACTACCTGTTCCTTCTATATTACCAACAACAATTATTCGTTCATCGTCACTTTCGTGCGGCGGAACTTCATGATCTAACCATCCGGGAAAAATAATTCCCGTACCGCTTGTAGGTTTATAGTAAAATCCTGGATTATTAGGAAAGTATATAGGAGCAGAATTATCATCGACTTTAACGTAGTATACCCAACTATATAAAGCAGGTACATGAGCATGCCTTTCGCTGTAGTTTCCTCTAGTATATATAGATCCCCAACATGTAGTCATAAAAGTTACAAGATCTAAATCTGTTTTTTCTGCATGCCAATCTTCGCAAATTTTTGCAGCTTTTTTTGCAATCAGTTCAAATGGTTTATATTCTAACATATTCCATTTTGTCATCATGGCCTTGACATTTGTAGCATTTTTTTGACCATCGCCTACTTTTTTAATGATTTTTTCTATTTCTTTGTGTAATTCATTTACAGTATACTCTTGGCTATCGTGCATAGAAAATTCCCAGAAGTGTACAGGAACTTCCATCCACATAATATGTTCTTTAAAATCACTATCCATTAGCTTTCCTTATAAATTAAATGTAAATGACTTTCTAGGTTGGGCATTGCTTTTTGGTAATACTTCATGGTCTAACCAATTATCCCATATTAATAATAAATTATTTTCTGCTTTTACTTGATATAGGGATTGATGTTCTTGAGAATTTGTAAATTTTGCCAAAGGTCTAGGATCGTGAAAAAGTAACCCAGGAACATCGTCACCTACTTCTAAATATATTATACCACTAAATTTACAATCCTTATGACTATGTTGTCTTAGGTATGCACCTTTATTCATAGAACTAAAAAAGCCATACGGCCTTATATCTTCTTGTGTTAGTGTAACGCCGTTAGCATACGATATTTCCTTCACTTTTTCAAACAAAAAATTGAAAACCATTTTTACAACTATTTCATTATTGACATTGTTTTGCAATTCTTGATTTGCAAGGGTGCTAGGAAAGTTTTCTATGTGTAATAAATTTGTAGTTGTTTCCGCCGTATATTTGTTACATAGAGATAGAAGATCTAATCTCATGTTTTCGTTAATATAATCTTTGTAAACATTGGTAGGAAATAACTGTAGATTTTGCATTTAGTGTACTTTACATAATATTATTTTTTATTTCTTTGAGAATATTTTTTTTAATTCTAGACTGATTAAACATTTCATATAATTTTTTTAAATTACGTTGATGCCAGAAATCTTTCAATCTAACACAACTAATAGAATGATCAAATAATTCTTGCGATAATCTAAATTTTTTTAATTGTATTCTGTCTGTAGTGTTAAATCTAACATATATCATAGGCTCGTCTTGATTAATCTTAAATTTAGTCTCATCAGGAAAAAGTTGGAATGCATATTCTAATGGTCTAAACCATTGACTAATATCAAAACCTCCCGGCACATAATAACCATGATTTGATGCAGTAGTTCTATGCATAAAAGGATGCATAGACTCCATATGTAATTCTTCTTCGCAAAAAAATATCCAATTAGCATATACTTTAATTGTATGAGAATTTATTAAACTAGGTTGTTTAGTAATAAGATGTTTGTTAGTTGTACCATTATGTCCTACTATTTCATTGCCTCTAATTTCTATATCTGCAAAAGTAGGACTCTTGAACATAAATGTATTTTTATATTGATTAACAAATGCAGGACAATTTAAAAAATTGTCTTGTTTATTATTTTTATTATTAAGTAATTGTAGATCTTGTAAGACATTAACAGGATCGGAATAGGAAATAAAACGTTCTGCAAGTTCAGAACTAGGATGTCCCCAAGGTGCCCAGTAAACTGTCTTCATTGTAGCTTTTTGACTCCTTTTTGTCTATAATATCTTCCAACCATTGTCATTGGCATTTGGCTGCCAATTTTATTCCATTGATCTTGATCAATTAAATGATGTCTAATTTCTACGTGCCTGTCTGTCATAGGAAATATACTTATTAACGGACAATCATATTTTAAAGAAACTATATAAGGTTCTTCTTTGACAGGACAATTTAAGTGTACATTTAAGCTGTGCTGATATTTGTAATTTGTAACGCCTGGACTCATCCATACTTGCCGATCTCTAAAATAATTAGTAGAATAGTGAGATTCACACATTAAGTAATTAATAGGAGAATCAGAAACAGCCTTCCAGGGATTATCTAATTTTAGTGCAAGCCTTTTTCCTGTATAAAGACCTTTCCATTGAATTTCTGGATGCTCGCTTACATGAACATCCCATGGTCTCATTTCTGCAGATGTTGTAAATGTGCCGTCTGGATTAACTCTTATATCTAAATCAGCCCACATATTTTGATGAATAGGAGTAGCTATATATTCTCTAATTCCAGGACATATAGCAACTGTACTTGTTTTACCCCACATTCCTAGATGATCCCACCACATTGTCATACTTGTTTTTAATTCTTTCAACCAGCTAGGTTTTGGTTTGTCTTTACCCCAGTTCGGCTTGGCAGTTTCGTACGCAGCAGGATTAGCTGTATACAAATTTAGTACGACTGATTTCTTGAACATATTTTTTATTACTCCTGTTTAATTACTTATTATAGAATTAGATAAATATTATTAATATTGAACTTAGGATAAACAATGGATTTTAACACGTATTTTGCTAGGGGTGCAAACGGCACTCTAAAATTAAAAAACAATACACAATTTTCACATAGTCCTCGTTGGAAGCAAGTTTACGAAAATACAGTAGTAGATTCGTGGCATGTTGGAGAAGTAGTGGCTGCGGAATACACAATTGTAGTAGATCATGGAAGAGATAGTAAAGAGATATTAAAAGCTATTGTTATAGCAGGTCCAAACGATGCAAGTATTTCTATTGTAGGAAGGGCTAATATACAAGAAAAATTAGTTACATTAGATGCAACGGTAGACTCATCTACATTTGTACTTTTAGCTAATCCTGCAAATCAAAACGTAGCAGGTTGCAGAATTATGTTCAGTGCAGATTATTATCATACATTGAGTGACGTATAAATACAGTAACGGAGAAGATAATGCCAGTAACAAATAATCCTTTTGAATCTGAGTTTGGCTTTAAGAGCCCTGGATTCAGTGTAGATGCAAACGGAAATATTATTGCCTTATCTATTCAAGCAGCAGGTGCCGGAGGCGGCACTGGCGGCGTCAGTGATTATACAATAAACGACAGCACTACAGGGTTTATATTTTCTGGAGAGACAGGAGAAAATCCAAAGATTACTTTGTACAGAAATTTGAGATATACATTCAATTTAGATCTCAATAATCATGTACTTAAAATTTATAGCGATAATCCTGGGATAACATTATACAACGAAGGCATTGTTCATTCTGACGGCACAGTTGGTGCAGCAGCTCAAGGTAGAGATGATGGACAATTACAATGGTCTGTACCTATCAATGCTCCCGATACACTATACTATGGAAATGTAGACGGTAGTATAATGGGCGAATTTGAAATTTTAGATTCTCCTGGTAAATTTGGAACTTTAGAAAGTACTGCACTTACTGACTCAACTGGCGTAGGAACAGGAGCATTTATTGCTAGAGGCGGAGCAAGCATTGGAAAAAATTTAAGTGTCGGAGGATACACAACCACTAAAGGAGTAGATGTAAACGGATTAGGCGTAAGTAGTTTTAATGCTACAACTAATCTAGAGTTTAATGCTGCAAATCGAATAGTGTTAAAAATAGAGAATATTCTTTTAGGTAAAATAGATGAGACTGGGTTAAGTATTCCTATAAACAATAGTGCAATTACATCGAGCACAATAGACAGCACACCCATTGGAGGCACATCTCCTTCAACAGTAAAAATGACTAGTGGCGAAGTTAGTCAAGAACCTGCTACTAGAGTAAATATAACAAACAAAGGATATGTAGATAAAACATCAATTGTCTACTCAATAGCACTTGGATCATAAAAAATGGCAAAAACACAAATAAAAAATTACGTATTTAAACCAGGTATAGGTAGAGATGATAATCTTTACCCAAATGCATACAGCCTGTTAGTAGACAATAAAGAGTTTATCCAAAAAGAGGGTACACAGTATATTACTGACAGAATAGCAAATGCAGCACAGTATACACCTACTGATGCTACTTATATACCTGCTACCGGAGACATGACTATCACTATAGGCACACATACATTTAATGTCGGCGATGCTATAATGATAGATACCCACGGCATTACATTTACATGTGAGTTAGATAGTAATGCAAGTTTACATCCATATCCAAGACCTGTCGGTGTGCCAAACGAAACTGGTCATGATCCATACTATAATAAACCAATTATAATTACTGCCACGACTGCTACAACTGTTACAGTAAATGTAGGTATATCATCTGACACAAGTACGCATACTTTTTACAGTGCAAAAACAAATGCAGTTAAGGATGTATTTTTTAACTATCAAAATACTAGCCAAGCCAAGTGTGAACGTGACATTGGTTTAATTATTGATGCGTACAAATATGATATAAGATATGGCGGCAATAGTAAAACTTATAAGTATGTAAATTATTATTGGGATAACGGAGTCGCTCAAGTAGACGGTGACCGAGGCCCTGAACTAGCAGCCCATGCATTTATTCAAAGATTAATTACTGACTATATTTTTACAAATACTACATGGACTCCTCAGAATGTACAGGGTGTAAGCCAAACAATAGGATCTGCTACCGGAGAGGCTGGTGCATTATCACGTATTGACGAATTAAGCACTGTTGTAATTAATGTAATCCATAACGGAACATCTTCACTTCCTGTTTTTGAAGATACAGGTGTAGGACAAATTTCTATACAAGGTCGTTATGATATTGACGAACTTTTACTTATAACAGACTCAACAGAGAACCAAATTATATATAATTTTGCAGATCCTACATTAGGTGGCGAAATAGAACTAGTCACTAGAGGAGATAGTGAAAACTTTCCTAGTTATCTCCAAACAACTGATGCAGTCACTATTGTGTCACTGGATTATAACACTAGTGCACATCCTTCAACAGACGAGTTACAAATTTTTGTAGAAAAAATTGAAAACGGCAAGAGTATACAAACAGTAAGACCATATGATTTTGGTACAGACGCAATTGAGCGTATGCGCATTGCGCCGCCGCTTTCAATGCTTGATGCTGACTTTGAGTATGGCTTACAGCCTACCAAATGGAGTGCTATTGCAATGATGCGTGGCTACCCGTCAGTTTACGAAATACCAGGTACTGACGCAGACGTTCTGAGCATAACTACAGATGCTTCTGCAGGTACAAACGGAATAGGCGCAAGTTTGATTACTGTCGAAACAGTTGCTCCACATGGATTTCAGGACGGTACCCCTATTACGATTAAAGCATTAGAAAATAGTGTAACAGGCGCAGCTAGAGCAGAAGGTTCATTTGTTATTGTTAGTGTTCCTACAGATAGAACGTTTACTTACTATGCTAAGTCTAAAGTTGGCATAAGCAACGGTGAAGTTTTATCTACAAACTACACACAATTGAGAGAAGCAGGATTTTATACAGGAGCAGGAATTACAAATGCAGATTTCCAAGTAGTTAGTAATGGTTCTGCAGGCACAATGACAGCTCAGTTACAAGTACCTGCAGGTGTAAACACTATTCCTTATGATGGTAACTCTCCTGAAATTGGTTCTCCACTTAACGGGACAGGAATACAAACAGGTGCACAGGTAACAAACTTTATTGATAACTCTAACGGCGGCGGCGAATACTTGACATTAGATATTTCAGAAAATCAGCAGCCTGGAGATACAGAAATCACTGTAACAAGTGTATCAGGAATTGTACAAAATCTTGCTGTTGACAGAGGCGACGGACAAGCAGTTTTTATAAACAACATAGTCGGCAACACACTAGAATTAAGTGGTGCATTAACTGCACCTATTACTAGTAATACCAAAACATACACAGGTCTTTTGCCAAATACTGAGCCTGTTGACGGCGTAGCAGCCCAATTTGATATTACAAGATCAGGCGGAGCATATTCATTAGATCAAATTTCAGTACCTGGTAGTTTTTACAAGATCGGTGATAGACTTAAGGTATTAGGTCCTCAATTAGGAGGTGCAACTCCTGCAAATGACTGTACAATTTACATTGATGGTGTAAATGCCAACGGCGGCGTAACTTCTGCTACACTTTCTGGCACAGCAATAGGTTCTGTTGCATCTTTTACTGATGTACCAGGTTTACATTTAGGTGGAAATGGTTTTGGTTTAGTTTTAGATGTTACTCTGTCCAATAACGTATTTAGTGTTGCACTTGCAAGTACAGATGCTTCTCAAGATTATATTGCGTATGAACAAGTTCGTATTTTAGGCAGCGAATTCGGTGGAACAGACGGTGTTGAAGACGCATTAGTTACAATAACTTCTGTTGGTGGAACAGGTAATGTTACAGGGTTATCAATAAGTGGTACTGCACCTAATGCCGATGTAGTATATCCTAATGTTACATATACTGCAACAGGAGCAAATACTACTGCAACACTTGATATACGAAGAGTAGGTACAGTGTACGAAGCAATTGTTGCACCAGTAGCAGCAGGTTCTGGTTATAGCATCAACGATACTTTAGTAGTAGATGGTGCAGCTCTAGGAGGTGCAAGTACAACGAACAATGCAACTGTTACTGTAGATAATGTTGACGGGAGCGGTGCAATAACTGCTGTAAGTGTAGCTGGTGTAGCAGTAAACGAAGAAACTATTACGACTGGATTATTTAATACAATTAGTCCGTCGGGTGCATTATTTGATGTTGATCTAAATGCTACAGTGTATACAGTAACACTAGCTTCAGCTGGTTCTAATTATGCAGTCAATCAGGAACTTTACATCAGAGGTAATTTGATAGGAGGCGAAACACCTACAAATGACATTACAATTACAGTAACAGGTGTAGGGGCTTCTGGAGATATAACTACCTTTACTTTCACAGGTACTGGTAATAATGGTACTTTATCATATACAAATTTAAGTCCTATTGCAGAAATTCCGCAAGGAACAGGCGCAGTATTTGATGTTACTAGATCAAATGGTACATATTCAAATATTACTCTACAAAATGGTGGGTCTAACTATGAATTAGGAAACACATTAAGTATTCCTGGTAATCAGTTAGACGGACAAGTACAAAATGAGATTGTATTCTTTGTAACAGGAGTTTCTGGAGGTGCGATTACAAGCGTTAACACAACATTTACAAGTGCTGAACCAGGAACAAATTTAGCTTTGATTTGTACTATGACCATGAGTGAATTGACTACAGCTACAATTCCTATAGGATCTACAGTTGATTTTAGTGAACTTGCTACACTAGAAGCTACATTTGGCACACCACATGGAATTGTACCTGGTAATAGTTTTATTATAACAGTCACTTCAGACGATGGTTCAAACAATCACTCATTAGCAGCAGGCGCATTTTTAGCAACTAATATTCCTTCTACAACAAAACTAAGATTTAATGCAAGAACCGCAGGCACAATATCGACAAGTGCAACAGACGTTATTGCAGGAACATTTTACACAAGACCAGATTCGTTTTTTATTCACAGGCCATTTGATGGTGGCGTACAGTTAGGCACCGGCGGTCCACAACACGGTGCGCAAGCAATACGTCAAAGTAAAAAATATATTCGTTATCAATCAGGTAAAGGTATTATGTATACAACTGGTGCACTGTTTGCTCCTAGTTATGATCTAAAAAGTGTGTCAGCAGAAGGTACCGAAGTTGGTAATCTTATTACAATTACTACAGATGATAACGATCACGGAGTACAGGCCGGAGGCGTTATACGTTTATTAGGTATAGAAACCTCAGGTTATAATAGTGGTTTACAATCTGTAACTCCTCCGGACTATGATTATACTGTTCAGGAAGTTGTAAATGAAAGGACATTCAAAGTAAGAGCATTGCGTAGATTGGGCGATACAACTGAATATCTTACTGCTACCAATATTGCAGATTATCCTATAGTACAAGTTTTTGATGACATAATCTTAGGAACAAACACAAGCGATATTCATGATTTCTTTATCAATGAAACAGCATATGATGGTTATTCATGGGGCGACTTTAACGGAAGCGGGTCCGTTACAGCTGACGATAAATTAGCATTAACAAATTATTTGCAAGGAATAAACCAAGCAACTGACCTTAATAATAGAGTAAAAATTGCACTGGATGAATTAAAAGCTAGACGGAATGTTGGCACTGTAGAAGATACAGTTCCAGTAATGGAACAAGAAGCAGTAATTGGCTTCGGAGCTCAAATGAGTGTTGTTAGTTGGCATGGTGCAACAGTACGTTCGGGTATTTTTGATGACCAAAACGGTATTTTCTGGGAATATGACGGAACACAAATCAGTGTAGTACAGCGTACTGGTACACTACAAATTGCAGGTACTGTGGCAGTAAGCAGTGATAGTAACACACTTATTGGAAGCGGTACAAGATTTCGTGATCAGCTTAAAGCAGGAGATCGGGTCATTATACGAGGAATGACCCATGTAGTATCACATGTAGTAAGCCAGACAGAGATAAATGTTACTCCTGACTTTAGAGGTGTTAGCGACATCAGTGGTGCAAAAATGATGCTGATTACAGATAAGAAAACTAAGCAATCAGACTTCAACTTAGATAGATTAGACGGCACAGGTCCAAGCGGCTACGATATAGATATTGCTAAGATGCAGATGATTGGTATTCAATACTCATGGTACGGTGCTGGTTTTATTGACTTTATGCTGCGTGGCTCAGATGGTAACTTTGTGTTCTGTCATAGAATGCGTAACTCAAACGTAAATACAGAAGCATTTATGCGTTCAGGTAACTTGCCTGTGCGTTATGAAGTTACAAACGAAGGCCCCCCAGGCAAACTTGCAGCAGCAATCGATAACACTCAAACAACAATACCATTAGAAGATTCAAGTTTCTTCCCTACAAATGGAACAGTATACATTGATAACGAAATTATTAGTTTTACAGGTAATGACAAAACGACTAATACTCTTACAGGATGTACACGAGGAACTACACTTACTAACTTCCAGGCAGGTGCTGAAAGAACATATAGTGCAGGAGGTGCTTTGTCTCATGTAAATAAAACAGGCGTTGTTCTTATAAGCAATACAATTACACCACTGATAAGTCACTGGGGTTCTGCGTTCCTTACAGACGGCGGATTTGACGAAGATCGCGGTTATATCTTTTCATATTCAGAAACAGGTATTGAAGCAAGTACAACAAAACAAACTGCATTTATGATTAGACTAGCACCTAGTGTAAGTAATGCTATTGTAGGCGATTTAGGCGAAAGAGAACTACTAAACAGAGCGCAATTGCTACTACAGGGTCTTGAAATTACGTCAGATGGTAGTGACAGTTCGGGCAATACTGTCACAGGCGGCATTGTTATTGAAGGAATTCTAAATCCGCAAAACTATCCTACAAACCCAAGTGATGTTGGTTGGACAGGACTAAGTTCAGTTGCACAAGGTGGTCAGCCTAGCTTTGCACAGGTAGCATCTGGAGGTTCTGTGAAATGGACCACTGGACAAGCAGCTACAAACACTACAGGTACACAAATTTCAAACTTAACAGCTACACTTGATACAGGTATATATAGAAGTAATAGAAGATCTAATTATCTTTGGGTAAATGCAACTGATTATAGGAACACCTTTGGAACAACTTCTTTAGCACCTGTAAGCGGTCTTGAAGTTGATTCTAATACTGGCAATATTCGTAACGGCACTACAATAAACGGTGGATTTATTGCTGACACAGGAGATTATGGATATTTCATTCTAAGCGATAGATTAACCGGCAATATTAATCAAAACCAGGCTAATGATTTAACTGTTACGCTTGATGCAACTTTAAATAACAGAAACTTTGCATATTTAACATCAGCGAGTTATTTGGCTTCAGGAATTGCCAACGGTACAACAGTCACCCAGACAGGCGGCACAGTTACTTTCCCTGCTAACACAACTGTGAACTCCATTGCACAAAGGTCTTTTGCTGGAACAACATACTACGAAGTAACATTTAACAATGCATTTTCAGGCACGTTACAGCCAAGTACAGGTACTATACAATTTGAATTTAGTCAACCGCCGTATGCACAACCAGGAGAAACTGTATTCTCGTTTATCGCGGTACCAGGAGAAAGGTCAACTGCTGACTTTAGTGAGTTGAAGGAATTGACAAATACTACGCTAGGTGGAAGAGGAACTTTCCCTAATGGACCTGACGTACTTGCTATTAACGTGTATAAGGTGTCGGGTGCAGCTACAAATGCTAACTTGATTCTAAAATGGGGTGAAGCACAAGCCTAAAGTGCTTGTGCAAATTCCCACAAGGTATTATATACTTTTGTTTTTTTGTGAATAGATTTATAAGTATACCTAGATTGCATTAGCTCTTCGGTTTCTCTGCCGTGACCTGTACGCACTAGTACCGGTGTTGCTCCTATTTTATGTGCAGCCTTCAGATCGGTAATTTTATCTCCAACATAAAATCCATTTGGCCATTTTATCGATTTGACATCTTCTGATGCTTTCTTAAACATGCCAGTATTTGGTTTTGCCCAAGGATCGTTTTTGAAACTTGTAGCACTGAAATATATCCCGTCTATACTAGGACACCCTGCCTTTCCTAAAAGATCTAAAAGGTGTTGATGCAACAAATTTACATCATCTTCTGTATACAAACCTTTAGATATCCCACCTTGATTAGTAATGATTACAACTTTGTGTCCTTTATTTCTTATTAGTGCAATTGCATCTAAGCTCTTAGGTATAATTTCAAAGTCTTGTTTTCGCCAAGTATATTCGCCTCTGTCTACATTTATTACGCCGTCTCTATCTAAACCGACTATACACTTGGTAAAATTATTAGGCGGTAGAATGTTATTCTTGAGGTGACTGTATCTGCCCATTTTCTTCCTTTTGACTATCTCCCGGAAAAACTCTATAATTATCTTCAACACTGTCAGCAGTGCTTACTTCAGTTATAGTGCCTGGTACAACAGCAATCAATTGATGCGGCTGCAAAGGTGGATTATGCCAAGTATCGCCTTCTTTTAGTTCTCGTTGATTTAGTTTTGCAGTGTCAGTGTCTATCCATTTTACTAAAAATCTACCACTGTTTACAAACCAGGTTTCGTCTTTTTCTTTGTGGAAGTGCATACTAAATTTTGCTCCGCCGCGATCAAAAACCATTAGTTTACCACAATAACGATCAGTAGTTGCCCAAATAAGCTCATAACCCCAACCTTTCTTTTGAAGGCCACTTAATCTAGTTGGTTCTTGCATTAATATAATCCTCTATGTTTGTCCATTCTATATCTATAGTATCATACAGCTTATCTAAATTTGCGCATGTATAGTCTTGATACTGACCTTTTAAATTATCAGGAATTGGAATGTAATCTATTTCTGCATTGTATTTTTTTGCTATCTCACGACCTACAGTTTCAAAACTTACTGGTCTTCCGGTTCCTACATTCCATATACCTGACTGATCTACATTAAACATTTTTTCATGTACACGACAAATATCTTCTACACAGATAAAATCTCGTTTGTAGTTTTCACTATTTTCGAATAATTTAATAACACCGTTTTCTTTGGCTTGTTTTATAAATTTAGTATAAGGACTTGCTTGATCTAGTTTATGATCTTCGCCATTACCATAAACATTAAAATATCTAAATCCTTGAATTTTTATACTGAAATCGTCTTTTAACTGATTTACAAATCTGTCAAACAAATATTTGGTCCATGCATACGCAGACTTTGGTTGTAATGGCCCTTCTTCTATAAAATGTCTTTCAGGACCGTACACACTTGCACTAGATGCATATTGCAAATTGACCCCCATCATATCACATGCTTGTGCTAAACGCACACTAAACTCAAAATTAGTTTCCATAATTTCTTCTACATTTGTTTCTGTAGTAGAACTATTAGCACCTAAATGTATGACCCAGTCATAGCTACTAGGATCCGGTATTGTGTTAGGAATGTATTCCCAACCTTCAACTTCATGTCCTTGTGATTGTAAATACAATGCAAGATTTGATCCAATAAATCCTTTGTGTCCTGTTACTAATATTTTCATTTGCTCTTCTCTATAATACTTGTTGTACTGTATCCTTTTACTGTAGGAATAATTTTTACAGGCACAATGTCATGCCCAACTACTTGTTCTACAGTGTAATCTCCACCCTTGACAATCATGTCAGGATTTAGTTTTTTAATTAATTCATAAGGTGTGTCTTCATCAAATACAACAACTTCGTCTACCCAAGACAATATTTCTAATTGTTCTTTGCGTGTTTGTTCTGTGTTTATAGGACGACTATCTCCTTTGAGACGTTTTGTACTAGCATCACTGTTAATACCTACTACAAGTTTTTCACCTAGCGACCGAGCTTCTTGTAATAGTGTTAAATGACCTTTATGTAATATATCAAACACACCATTTGTAAATATTGTGCGATACTGCAAATCTTCAGGTTTAACTACATATGTGCCAGTGTGTTTGACTGATTCTGTTGCACCTTTGACTGCTAATCTAATAGATTCTTCGTAACTTTTGTTTTGACTCATACCATAAACAAACGTAGCAAGAAAACAATCACCTGCTCCTGTAACATCGTTTACTTCTACAGGATCTGTTTT